CGATAATGCGGCTTGGTCAACCCGGAATATGGTTTTAACAAGCTGGACAAATGCTGCTGTTGCTCCAGACGGAACGACCACCGCAGAGCGCATTCAAGAAACCACAACGGCGTCTGTGTTGCACGGTGTCAACACCTCTAATGCATTGAGTGCTTCGGCGTCTACAGCATACACATGGTCTATTTTTGCTAAGGCAAATGGACGGGATTATGTGTCGTTGCAATTAAACGCCGCAAGCGGTGGCGGCACCACTGATGCGGTTGCCGTGGAGTTTTATCTGGCAGGGGCAGGTTCTTACGGATCGATAGAGCGCGTTGTTGGCTCTACTGTTTCCAACATGAGCGCGGCTGTTTCTAGTGTCGGTAACGGGTGGTATAAGTGTTCGTTTACCATCACAACGGCCAGCAACACAATTGCTATGACACCGTATGTTTGGTCTGCAACTGGGCTCACCATTGCAAGCGCAACTTACACCGGAGACGGCACCTCTGGCATCTACATCTGGGGCGCAGACCTCCGCGTCACAAACGACGGCGTAGGCATCCCCGCCTACCAGCGCGTTGCAGCCGCCACGGACTACGACACCACGGGATATCCATTTTTTCTTCGCTTTGACGGCACGGATGACAGCCTTGCCACGGCGAGCGTGGACTTTAGTGCCACGGACAAGATTAGTGCTTTTACCGGAGTTAGGAAATTAATAACAACTGTCGGTTGTCTGTTTGAAAGTAGCGTGGATAGCGGCGCGAATAACGGCGCGTTTTCAATGTTTGCACCGAGCGGTTTTGTGAATGACTACTACATAGTGTCAAGAGGCACATCGTCAGCGGCACCAACGACTGGCGCAAATACGTTCAATGCGCCAATCACAAATGTGGTAACAGGACTTTACGAAATTTCGACCGATGTGGCTATCATCCGGGTGAATGGCACACAAGCAATATCTAGCGCAACGGATCAGGGCACAGGGAACTTCGGCAACTACCCGCTCTACATCGGTCGCCGTGGCGGTTCCTCGCTTCCCTATAATGGACGGCTTTATTCGTTGATCGTCAGAGGAGCTCAGTCCACGACAGCGCAGATTGCTTCGACTGAAGCGTGGGTAGATGGAAAGACGGGAGCATACTGATGGCTGACACGTTTTCAACGCTCATCGTCACCTCCGCAGACGCTGATACAGCCCGCGCCATCGCAGCCGCATTCGGCCCCGGTGGTTCCGGTATGTGGCTGACGCCGCTCTCCGCATCCGGCAACGAACCCGCCACGCACTACATCAGCAGCGGCTACATCCCTGCCGAGTTCGTCGCCCTCGCGCCCTGCACGACATGGACGCTGGACGAAGACGGCAACTGGGTGGCTTCCGACATCTATCCCGGTGATGCCGCTGCGGTCTACGGCTTCTGCCAGCAGGCTGGGCTGCCCTACACGCTGGCGCAGATTACGGGCGTCCTTTCGCGGTCTGATGGTTCTGCTCAGGAGCCCTTTACCGCTATGGGCCGACTTGGCTTGAAGATTATCAATCCGCCTATCTAGGCAACCCTATTCGGGATGGAAAATAACGACACGACTAATCCGAACGCCGAAGCACCTGAAGCGGAGGCACCGGAAGTCGATGAGAACGAGGCTCTTGCCGACGAGTCCGCAGACGAAGCAGACTTGGACGGTGAGGGCTTCGAAGATGACGAGGAACTCGACATTGACGGCGACCCGATAAGGGTTCCCAAGACCCTTGCCGAGAAGCTCAAGGCCCGCATGATGATGCAGGCCGACTATACCCAGAAGACGCAGGCCCTTGCCGAGCAGCGCAAAGCCCTAGAGGTGGAACGCCAAGCAACGCAGTGGGAAGCAGAAACGAAGCAGCAGCTTTTCCAAGAGGAAGCGCAGTTGCTCACCGTTCGCCAGCGTCTCGAACAGTTCCAGGGCGTTAATTGGGCCGCACTGGCACAGCAGGACATGCAGCAGCACGCTGTCATGCAGGCTGAATACACACAGTTGAAAGACTTCCACGACCGTCTTTCCGGCCACGTTGAGGGCCGCAGAAGCGAACTGAACTCCAAGGTAGAACACGAACGTGCAATCTCCCTTGAGCGTGCAGTCCAGCATCTCAACAGTCCCAAGCCTGATATTGGCTGGGATGGCAAATTTGACGCCGACAAGCGAGCAAATCTGACCAAGTTTGGCATGGAGTTGGGATTTACCAACGAGGAACTCTCGAATACGTCCCACCCTCTGATGATCCAAACGCTGAACCTCGCACGGATCGGCTACGAAACCCTGCGGAAGCAGAATGCCTCACTGAAGCAAGCGGCCCCACAAGCGAAACCTGTTCCCACAGTGGCAACGGGCAAGACGCGAACGGGTCCAAGCAATCCCGACAAGCTCTCAGCCGATGAATGGCTGAAGTGGCGGGAAAGCAGCCTTGCCAAGCAGCGGCAGCGCAACCGCTAATCATCATCAAGCAGCGTCTGAAGACGCCGCGTCCCATTGAAGGATAGGAAACTATGTCCAATACGATCCTCACTCCCACCGCCGTGACCCGTGAAGCCTTGCGTGTGTTGCACCAAAAACTTAATTTTGTCGGTAACATTGTAAGGGAATACGACGACAGCTTCGCCAAGTCCGGCGCTCGCATCGGCGACAGCCTCAAGATACGTTTGCCAAATCAGTATGTCGTGCGCACGGGTGCCACCCTGTCCACGCAGGACACCACCGAGTCGAGCGTGACGCTCCAGGTTGCGACCCAGAAGGGCGTTGACCTGAACTTCACCTCCGTGGACCTCACCCTGTCTCTGGATGACTTCTCCAAGCGCATCCTTGATCCGGCGATGGCGGTCCTTGCGGCCAACATCGAAGCTGACGCCCTGTCTATGTACAAGGACGTTTGGCAGTCCACTTGGAACGGTGGTTCGGCGGCAACCTATAACCTTGCCCTCGACACCCGTACCATCCTCCAGCGTTCGCTGGCTCCGTCGAATGACCGCTCGGCCCTCATGGACCCGCGCGCGATGGCTGACGTTGTGAAGGACACTAAGTCGCTGTTCAACGACACCACCTCGATCGCCAAGCAGTACAAGGAAGGCTACATGGGCCGCGCTGCTGGTTTCGACTGGATGGAAAACACAATGATTCCGTCTCACACCCGTGGCGCTTCTGATGCGTCCTACGTGTGTAACACCTCGACGGGCATCACCTCTGGCACGGCCACCATCACCCTGTCGGGTGGTACGGGTACGTCTGTTGCTGGTGACGTGTTCACCATCGCTGGCGTGTTCTCGGTGCATCCCGAAACGAAGGTGTCCACGGGCATCCTTCAGCAGTTCGTGGTTGTCACTGGCGGTACGACTGCACAGGTTGTCTCTCCGACCCCGATCACCTCGGGTGCTACCCAGAACATCACCATTGTTTCGGCTGGCGCTAGCAAGGCGGTGGTGTTTGCTGGTACGGCCTCGACTGCGGTTGGCACCTCGCTTTTGTTCCAGAAGGAAGCCTTCGCGTTTGCGACTGCCGACCTTCTGATGCCGAAGGGTGTGGACTTCGCAGCCCGCGAAGTGATGGACGGCGTTTCGATGCGTATTGTTCGCCAGTACGACATCTCGAACGACAAGTTCCCCACGCGTTTAGACGTTTTGTATGGCTATAAGACGATCCGCCCGCAGCTTGCGGCTCGCTTCCATAACAACTAACGAAGATGGGGCAGGGGCTTCGGCTCCTGTCCCTTCCACTTTGCTGGAGGGCCTATGCCATCATATTCAGACATGCGCGTTCGCATTGCCGACGAACTGGCAAATGACGGCGACATTTCCACGGCCCAGATTAACTACGCCATTCAGGACAGCATCAAGCTGTATGAGCGGCGCGGCTGGTGGTTCAACCAGAAGACCGCCACGTTCGCCACGGTAGCCTCGCAGGAATATTATTCCTCGGCTGACCTCGCAGACATTCCCAACATCGTGCAGATCGACTCTGCCACTGTGACTGATGGAACCGTCAGGTCGCCGATGCGCGCTGTTGCTTTTCAGGCCATTGACGATTGCCAAGACGGCTCAATCATCGCAGAACCCGTGCTGTTCGCGGCCTACAAAGAGAACATCCGCCTCTATCCCATCCCTGACCAGATTTACACGGTCACGCTGTCGTATGTGTACCGCCTCGCCACGCTTTCGGCTGACGGCGACACGAACGCATGGACTGAGGATGCGGAAGAACTCATTCGTCAGAGCGCCAAGCGGCGTATTGCGCTGAATTATCTGGCCTCGGAAGAGGTTGCGGCCCGTTGCGCTTCCCTTGAGCGTGAAGCGTTTGCGGAAATGATGGCTGAGAACCGCCGCCGCCGT